GCATTTTTGTGCACAATGCCGAACGTGCAAAATCGGTTCCAATACTTCACTACAGTAAAGCAGTGATGTGAAATGTTAACATAAAGAAAGACCCCGGAAAACCGGGGCCATGAATGTTATGCAAGGCTAGAGAACGGCGTTGCGTTTTTCGTCCAACTGTAGTCCATGATTTTAGTCGACTGCAGGCGGAAATAATAAACACTATTAGCAGAGATATTAAAAGGTGTTTCAAAACCAACGGAAAAAAAGCTGGTATTGCCGACCTGTTTAATTTCAAAACTGGTCACAGGTTTGGATTGTGCTGCCATTCCATTTGCATCATACATGATGATTGTAGTAGGCGCGTTAATGTTTGCTGTCCAAAGTGTGGCGAATGTAGATACAATATAAGGAACAACTACGGGAATAAAGAAATGAGTGAAAGTAGTGTCTGCGGCGTAACGACACGGGTAGAGGGTAGATTCCTCGAATCTTGTTCCGAAAATTACGTTGCCTTCCGGGTAAAGCGTATCCAGAAAGTCAATACCCTTAAGGTCAGTACGAATATTGGTAATCATTTGAGTAATGGTGTGTGTTGGGTATGTCGTGTGCCAGTCGCCAATATTCGAGCTATTCGTTAAGGTTATGGCATCAAGATTAGTTGCACATTCGCTGATAGTCTGGTCCGGGTGGTCGGTCTCCCAGTCGCCGATAGTGGTATTGGCTTTGTTGGCTGCGTTCTGTGCGGCGGTGATTTTAGCATCCTGTGCCGCCTGTCCCTGATTATAGACGGTTTCAGTGACGAACCCGCTCACGTCAGGGATAGCGCCGCTCAAACGGGTGACTTCCTGCGCAATCGTCTTGCCGGCATGCTCTGCGTTCCAATCACCGATAACTGCGGCGTTCGCGTCTGCTTTGGCAGCATTCGCGGCGGTTTCGTTTTCAAGACTGGTCGCGCACTGGCTGATAGTCTGGCCCGGGTGGTCGGTCTCCCAGTCGCCGATAGTGGTATTGGCTTTGTTGGCTGCGTTCTGTGCGGCGGTGATTTTGGTATCCTGCGCCGCCTGTCCTGCCGTGTAGGTCTCTGTTTTCACATACCCAGAAAGAGACCCAGTTACATTTGCAATAGCGTCTTTGTTCTGCTGAATAGCGGCATCCTGTGCAGTGTCCTTGGCCTTGATGTTCTCGATATCGGTTTTGTTGGTGGCATTGTCACCTTCCAGAGCCGTGATGCGGGCATCCTGTGCGGTCTGCCCTTCCGTGTAGGTCGTGGTATCAACTTTGTGGTTTGCAAGGTCTCTTACCTCTTCCAAGTCGGCTGCGATAGAATCGCAACGACCGTTCAGAGCCTTATCACCGTTTGCGCGTTCAAGCTCTTCCTTCTGCACTTCCTGTGCAATGGTCGTATCGGGGAAAACAGAATCCCAGTCCGACGCATTGCCTTCAAGTCTGGTCAGACGTTCCGCATGCTTTGCGATTTCGGCAGAGTTGTCAGAAATGTTTTTTGCGTTCTTGCTAATGTTGGTGTTCTGGATGGTCTGCTCAGCTTTCAGGGCATCAATATCAGTCTTGTTGGCGGTGATGCGATTGCTCAGAGCGGTATCGGCTTCTTCACGGGCCTGTGCTTCGGCAGCGTCTGCCGCCTTATAAGCCGCGTCAAGCTCAGAAATAGCCTGCTTGCGGTCGGCAGTCTCCTGTGCAATAGCAGCGGCGTTTGCCTGCTCTGCGGCCTTTGCGCGGTCGATTTCGGCGTTCAGACTGGCGGTCAGGTCGGTAATGTTGGATTCGACAGTATCCAGACGTTCGCCCCACGCCGTCATGTCGGTTTCCCACTGCTGCACCTTTTCGTTCCAGCCGTTAATCAGGTCGGTAAACGCCTTGTTATCCTTCTGGAACTGCTCAACCAGTCTGGACAGGTCAAGCACGGTTTTCTTGAGGTCGGCGAACTGATAGTTATAGTCGGACGTTTTGACCCAATATTTAGTCTGTCCTTCCGGGTACGGGGGCAGCTGTGCGCCCTTCGGCACATAGCACTTAGAGGTGTAACAGCTGCCGTCATGGATGACAATGGTCAACGGTTCGTATTCGCGCTCGTTGTCCCATTCCACGGGGTCGGCAAAAATCGGGACATACCGCGCACCGATGTACATAGACGTGCCCCCCTTGAACGGGGGCGGCGGGCACGGGTGCGGGGGGCATCCGTGCGGATGGCAGCAATCACCACCCGGCGCGTGTGGTGCGCAGGAAATAGGGAAGTCATTGCAATTACAGTTTGCCATAATGAAAATGCTCCTTTCTTAGTAGTAAATGACCAAATGCCCAAACCCGGGTTTATCGGGGTCAAGCAGGGTATCAAAGTGCAGAAACTTCCAGCTTGCGGGGATATAGGCGACAAAATGTCCGTCATTGTCAAGGCCAAAGAACACAAACCGCACCATCTGATAAATGATATCGGTCATATTGGTGTTGACCCACTCAAGAAACGTATCTTTGGTAAAGTCGCCCGCTTTCAGCTTTGCAAAAAGCTGGTCAGTTGCATCTTTCAGCTTCGCCGTCAAGATATCCAGACCATCAAGGCGGGTATCCTGCCCGATATCGTGCAGCCGCAGTGTTTCGGTGTTGTTCAATGCCTGTTTGAGCTGGTTCACCAGCCAATACAAATCATACTGGTAATGGTCGCCGGGTGCAGCATACGGGGGCGATGTTTGAAAAATAAATGGTGTGCTGATATCGGTATTTTTTTCGTCTGCCATATATGCGGCTCCTTTCATAAAATCCCCCGCTTGCGCGGGGGTCGGTCAATTAGTGTTTGCCGTTCAGCTGCGCCAGCAGAGCATCAGCTTTAAGCGCATTGGTGGTGAAACTGTTGTTCTTCCACCATGCAATCAGGGCCGCAACGGTGGTGAAACCAGCCGTCACCAGCTGTTCAAGCGTTTCCGATTCGATGGGCAGGGGGCTTTTGCCGCATGCGCTCAAAATCTGGTTGACGATGGCAAGAACAAGAACAAGGGTGCGGGCAATGGTTCCTGCGGAAATGTGAAGGTCGCTCATGATTTTTCTCCTTTCAATTGGTTGATATGCTCTAAATCATCAATGCGATGATTTGCGACTTTGATTTGTTCTTCAATGACGGGGATTTTCTCAGCAAAGGAATTGTGCTTGCGGACTTCCCGCGTCAACTCCTCAATTTTCACGTCTGTGACGGCTTGTGATTTGCTGTTAGCAATCAGGACACCCGCAAGGGTAACAATTCCCGATACAAGGGCGGCTATAATCGCGTCCATGGTATGCCCCCTTAATACACATCCAAACAAAACTTTGCATGGTAATCATTGGCAATAGCCATGTACACGTCAAACAGGACTGTTTCGCGTTCGGCATCAATCATCTGTTGAGTGGTGGTAACTCCGATGTTACCCTGCTTAATCCAGCCGTGATTATACATATCGGTGACTTTTTCTTTGCCTACCTCTTTGGCATCTTCGTGCCGGATATCGTGTGCCTTTGTCTTCGTGTCGATCGTGCCTTTGGTCGTTCCGTCCGTCTGGCTTCCGGTCGTCTGGTCTTCGTGCCCGTGGTTCTCTGTGTCAGATGTGCCGGTGGTGTTGGTGGTCGAATTGGCTACAGTGGTGGAATTTCCCGTAAAGTCAGTGGTCTCTTTATGCTCCCCGTTTTCGGTGCTTTTAAAGGTTTCCTCTGCCACGGTGTGCGTCTGGTCGTCGGGCTGGTAATCTGGCGCGTTTTCGGGGGAAATATCGCGGGTCACGGTTTGGTCAAGCTTTTTCGTGCTTTCCGTGGTCTTTTTGTCCGTGCCTGCAACGTTCGTCCTGTTGACGGTCGTGGTGGTGCTGGTATCGTCCGTGATAGACTTTCCTTCGGTCTCCGTATGCCCAGTGCCTGCGGTTTCGTCGTGCAGCTCTGTGCTGCCGGTCTCGTGATAGTCTCCGGTCGTCACCTGTCCCACGGTCTGCCCACTCTTGCCGCGATTGATGGCGGTTCTGTCCTGCGTTGTATCGCGGTCGGTGGTACGGATATCGGTGGTTCGCTCCTGCACGTCGGTGTTCCAGATAGGATTGTATTTCAGCTGCGTGGTGCTATAGAGTTTTTCCCAGATAGGCATGCTCTCCTGCACCCAATACCGGATAGCGTCCACCATCCAATACGGGTCAGGCCTGTAAAGGGGTGCAAGTCCGTGCTCCCGCATGATAATCTGAATAGCGAGTTCTCTATTCATGCCAACAGGAACAGCAAAATCACGAAAAAGGCCTTCCGGGATATTGCACAGGAGCTTGCACGCGCGGTCAAGTGCGTCACTGTTTTGGTTCGTGCTGTTCTGGTTCGTCATGCTCCCCCAGTACATTGGCATCATCTGCACCCCCCTTCTCTCAGCTCTGGCGGCTCGTTGATTTCAATGGTGATATTGGTTCCATACATATCATTGCACACTTTCACCGATTCGTCAAGAGAAATTTTCCAGACTTCCCGGCGATTGTACGTTTCAGCGTCCGCGCTGGCGCTTTCATTCGTCACAAGCCGTTCTTTTTTATCCGGCTGCACCCGGATACCCAGCTCACGGTAAAAGTCCTGCAGCGTCTTGCGTCTCAGGTCGTACAGGTCAGGAAGGATAAAGTTTTTCGACAAATCGCGGTCGAACTGCATGATTGGCAGCTGATACTGTGCGTCAGTCTTGCTCATGACGGGTTTTTGCAGCTGCCCGTTTACTACTATGGCGGGTTTGCCGTTTTCGAGTTGTTCAAAAATCGTTTCAAGGGTGCGGCGGTCTTTGTCGTCTTTGGCGATAGCAGCATAAGCAAACCGGCTGTTTACGACGGCCTGTCGGATAGACACCTCAAGCTGCTGCATTTCGACGGCGTATTTTTCGATGATATCCCAGACCCCGCGATAGTCAGGGGTCAGCTTGATAACGGCGCATTCCGTGCCAATTTCAAGCGGCCTGTCGAACTGAAAGAAAGGGGTCTGCACCATCATGCCGCGCGGCTGAAACTGCAATCCAAAGCCGGTAGGCGCACCCGGCTGCACCACAAGGCCATATGTTTTAGAGTTGAAAACCACAGCATATCCCATGCGCAACAGCTGGTAAAGAAACGCGTCATAGTCCCAGCCGATTTGACCGGGGCCTGCTTCCGGCAGACCATGGATTTTATACAGTGCACGCATGCGCTGAAAAAACGACCTCTCCCAGTAATTGAGAACGTCCGTGCTCAGAGACGGGGGACGAAACCCACCGCACGCCTGCACGTCATAGGTTCCATTGTAACACTGATACATGATTTTCACCTGTCCTTCCTTATTCGATAAAAACACCACCGTCCATTGCGGCGTTGATGTACGCGGTTTCTGCGCTGGTCGCCATTGGTGCAGCGACGGAAAAACCGCGCGTCTGGCAGTATCCTGCGGCAGGGGTGTCAATCTTCATTACGGGGTGTCCGTACATGCTTTGAAAATTTGTGTCGTCCGTGGGCGGGTAGTAAAGCAGGGTCAAACACGCTTCCATAGACTGCAACGCCGTCGCGTTGCCCGTCATGCTGCCCGCGCATTGTGCGACGGGTGGAATCATCTGCATTACAGCGCCGCCCAAAGACTGCATTGCTGCCCCCATGTTTTTGCTTGCAGCGGACGGGTTTTTTACTAGTTCCCCGTGAATGGGGCCGATATCTATAGGAAAACTCGCGGCACTGCTCAGTGCACCACCGCCCACCTGTAAGCCAATGCCAATAGCTCCAATGGTCGCTGCGGCCTGATTTCCGGTCAAGCTGATATTGCTTGCACCAATGGCATACTGCGATGCAATATTAGCGCTGCCCACGTATACCGTGTACGTGCCTGCATCCACCTTGACGCTGATATTTCCGTCAAGGAAAGAACAACACCATGTGACGGTCAAGGCGGATACGTTGTTCACCTTATCAACAGGGATAGACACAGTTCCGATGAACGGCACATACAGAAGCATCTGGCAGTTCAGCCGTTTCCAGTCCGACACAGGCCACGGGATAGGAATAGAGGTTTCACGCTTGATTTGAGAATGCCCCATGACACCACCCGAAACACCGGTGTTAAAATCCCCCAGATAAACGTTTTGATTACTCTGCGGGATAACACTTGCCTTAATAGGAATCCAGATGCAGGAACGGATACAATCCACAGCCGCGCCGCCGTACACAAAGTTCTTTGCAAGGTACTTGATAGCCTTATCCGTGGAGCTGTCTGCACCGCTGTAAGTTTCCGTGGTGCTGCCAACACGGGACACAACACCGCCTTTTGCTTCCAATGCTGGCGGATATGTGTCCACCGTGTTAACCTGTGTTGTTTTGGTCTGCACGTCAGAAATCATCTGCCCGAAATCGGCGGTGATATCCTGCTGGATGCTGTCAATCAGGCGGGAAAGCGCCGTCTTGTTCATAACATAGGTAGTGACACCGGAACTTTTGCCAACTGCCGACAGGATGAAAGCGCCCTGTGTACTATCGATGCATTCATCTGTCACATCAAGCGCCACACTGGCTACAGTCGGACGCTGTGCGACGTTCTGGCGGCTGTCCTGCACGCGGTAGCTGTCGCCGGATGCATCGAATTTATTGTGTCCGTACACAATGTACGCTTTAGTTTTCTTGATATCGTCCGCAAAGGTCGCCAATGCGTCAATAGTGCAAGAAAACTGCCAGTTGTTAGCGTTCAGTGCGGTGATGTCCTCAATCCAATAGTATGCGTGGGTTTCTTCAATGTAACAATAGTTGTACTGTGGGGAAATATTCAGACTGTTCAGACGCACGTAAAATACCGGTGCTTCCATACTACAGGCCCGTTTCATGTAGAATGGAAATTCGTCCGGCAGCTCAGACAGAGCAATGCGCTTTGTACTGTTGAGCCGTTTCGATACTTTGCCAAGATGTGCATGATATCCGTGCTCAATACCTTCGTTATGGTCTGCCATGAATTTCTCCTTTCTTATAAAATAAGGGCCGGGCTTTCACCCGGCCCACACATTCAGTTGTTGGGTTGATATAGAACCGTTTACGGCTCGTCGGACATGAACATCAGGATTGCATTCTGCGTCGGGTTCTGCGTGTAGTTCATCTTCCAGTGGTGCTCCGTGTTGTAGTACTCACCAGAGATATTGAACGGGGTGGTGTAAACGCTATCCTGATAGTAGGTGGTCGCCATTGCCTTGCGGTCATACAGCAGGCCCACGACGTAGGACAGAGCGACCGCGCCGCCCGTCACCTGTTTGCCGGTGTTCACATCGAACTGCGACGGGATGCAGGAGATAGCGGGTTTGTCGTTGATGTTCTGCCAGAAATCGACCCCCTCATAGTTGCCAAAGCTCAGATAGCCGGGGCCAAAGATAGCAGGATAGACCCAGCTGCGGGCATCGTTGATAAGGGGCTGATACAGCAGCAACTTCTGCTCACTTTTCGGGGTGTGCCGCAACAGATGCAGGGTGTTGCCGCCGTCGTCGGTGCATACAGGGGTCTGGTGGTACAGCACAGAGCTATTCTCCATCAGGCTGCTGGTAGTTTCCAGCCACGACACGAAAAAGGAAAGAAATTCCTGCAGATGGGCGGTCAGCAAATCATGCGTGGTGTAGGTCGTACCACGGGCCGCATTGAAAGCCTTCGTCAGATTCACATGGCATTCAGGGCGGTCAGAGTTGTACAGCGCACCCATGAAGTTAATGACCTGCGCCCGGTTCTCTGCGGTTTTCCAGCGGGCAATGTCGTTTGCGATTTCGGTAGTCATGGCCGCAAGGAACGCACTGAATTCGCCCTCACTGGTGAATGCGGTTTTAAGCTGGTTCCGGAACGTGGTGTAACGCTGGTTCAGCACCTTCTGCCCGCCGTAAAACATTTCGAGCGGATAGCGCTTCTTGATTTTGTACATGTCCACGCTGTTGCCGTCCACCAGAATGTCGTTATTCTGCGCGGTGTTGATAAACTTAGATTCATCAAAATCACCAGAGAAGAAAGCGATTTCACGGACAAACAGGCCCCATTCCTGCCGGTCGGTCTCGATACTGGTAAACCGGCCCGAATAGGAACGGCTGGAAATGACCGTGCGCGCAATCATGTTAGAAAGCGCCTGCAGGGTTCCTTCCATGCTCTGGTCAAGACACATCTGCCCGACCTGAATAAAGCTGGCGGTGTTGATGGCCTGAATAGTGGCAGTTTGTCCGGTGACTTCCTTTACCAGCGCATTGGCGATAGTGTAAATGTCAGTCGGACGGAACACGCTCATGCCTTTCAGTTCAGGCATATTAGTGCGGGATTTTGCCATTTGGTGCTCCTTTCTGCCGTTACTTTACGGCGCTAAAGTCAGGGCTTGCAGGCGCTTCCGCAGGCTGCACCAGCCCCAGAATGATATCTTCCACGCTGGTAACGGGGGCAGGATTCCCCACGGTTCCAGCGGTCGGAACGGTTTTTGCGTTGATGGCGGCGGTCAGGTCTGCAATCTGCTGCGCCATTGCCGCCATAGGGTCAGAGACCACAGGCTGCTGTGCTGCAGGAGCGGCAGCAGGGGCCGCGCTCTGTGCCGGGGCCGTGATAGGCTGGCCCTGCTGTGCGCGTTCAAGAGAAAGCATCTGCTGCACCTGCTGTGCCGTGAATCCCATCTTACCCAAAGCCAGAATGTCGTTAATGGTCATAATGAATCATCCTTTCCACCGGCTTGAGCCGGTTCTTACATCGACGTGAGTGAAAGTCTTATAAATGCCAATGCCGCCGCTATTTCCTAAAAAGATTTCAGCAATCGCGGCGACTTCGGCGGGGGTCCTTGTGCGGACAGGCCGGTGCATTTTGTCATAGTGACCTACCCAGATATCTGCAGCCAGCCCATACAGATGTTTACTGCGGGGTGCGCTGCCTTTCTGCTGCCTGTTCCAACTTGCGGTGCGGAATCCACTGTTAATGTGCACTGCGTCGCCGCACACCTTGCGAATGTTTTCCAGCAGTTCAACAAGACGGGGGTCAACTGCTACAAAGTCCTGCCCATCACGGCACTGAAACTCTGAAAGTTTAAAGTGCTCAGACAAACGGGCATTTCCGTCCACGCTCATAAAATACACGTTTACCATGTGTTTCACCCCCTTTCTTGTTTCTGAAAGCAGAACAGGAGCAGAAAGCCCCAGCTGCATAGAGGATGCGGTGTTCTGCTCTCAGAAACGCGGGGGCATGGAAAAGGAAAAGCCAGCCGCGCACCCTTCCGGGGTGTTCCTTTTGTGCGGCTCCCCCGCTCCTTAATCATACACCCGTTAGTCCTTGATGTCAAGATAGTTTCGGGTCTTGAGCAGCGCGGGAACCGACGAAAAATCAACCTGTCCCAGACATATCATTGGACGCAATTCAGGGTGTACGGCCTGCAGCTGCGTTGCAGCCTGTGGGCTGCTTCCATAGTGTTCCCTACCGCTGTGGGGGCTTTCACAGATGTAGTAATGTAATTCGTCCATCTGGTAGGCGTACAATCCAGCGAATGTGAACAAGGGGGACATTCCTTTTAAACTGCGCGGACGCACGTTTTCAAGATTGTTATACACAAATTGGTTTTCCATTGCCATTTTGTAAAAGTCGCCTTTTCCCGCAAGATGTTTCATTAGTGCGGTTTGCTTGCGGCGGTCGCTAATACGGTCACTGTGGGGCATCGCGATAAACACGCCCGTATCCGTCATACACCATTCATTTCCGCTCCTTGACATTTTCGCCACAAGGTCGGTGCATCCCAGCTGTTCAAGAATCGGGGAAGATATATCAAAAGCGTTTGCAAGTAACCACATACGCAAGGGCGGCTTTCCTTCAAGCTCTCTGTTTCCGCACACTGTAACGTATGCATTCAAAAGTGCTTCTCCCTCAGCCTTGCGTTTTGCTATGATTCTTTCCGGAATAAATTCATCAAAAACAAGGTCTGAAAACACATTACCGTTAAAACCGCGAATGCCTGCGATTGACGGCAGCGCCATGCCAACAGCACGTTTGTTGCCGATGCGCCATTTTTTACGCCCGTCTTTGTCCTCTTCGTCCGTGTATTCAATATCACCGATTGAATAGGAAATTTTACCCGCTTTCAGAATGCCTATATCGTACCCCACGGATTGCAAAGCGTTGAATGGGTTTAAATCCGGGTCAGCGGCGACGGCCTGCAGCTCGTTCACGGTGCGGCGCATGTACAAAAAATACTTGTTTTCATCAAGCATGTATTTAAGCGTGCCGAACGTCTTGCCGACCTGTCTCTTGCCTATGATTATATTGCACCAGCAACCCAAAGCGGCGACGGATGGGATGTTGACCCAGCCGTCGCCGGTGTACAGGTCAAGCGCAATATCTTTGTTGCGCTTGCTCATAATTTATACCTCTTCTTCGTCCGTGTTTTCGTCGTATGCTTTGCGCACGGCGTTCTCCACGGCCTGCGCGGCATCTTCGGCAAAGTAGACACGGAAATTGTCGTAGTATTTGCCGTTCTTGCCCTTGTTGGCGCTGGCGGTGATGAACGTACTCTTTTCACCCTCAACCAGCCGCATACTGTAAAGGTCGATACCGTACAGACGCAACGTGAAAGTCAGACAGTTGTCTGCGACCTGCCGCACGTTGCGAACAACGGCCTGCAGTTCGTGCAGCATTTCCACGGAAACGCGGGGGCCGTCTGCTGCTTTCTTAGGGGTGGATGCGTTGTTGTTTTTCGTGAATGCCATAATAATTTTCTCCTTTGTTGTCTGTCAGTTTATGTTCCACGTGGAACAGCTTACTTTGTGGTGTTTGCTGCGATGGTGCGCAACAGGTCAATCATGGTGTCCTGCTTCTGTTCGATGGTCTGCAGATGGGAAATTGCGGTGGTCTCGTTCGTCTTGACCTCTGCCATTTCGTCAACGAAATTTTCAAAGAAATCCGTCAACTTTTCAAGCAGTGCAGCCAGCTTGTTATTGATATCCTGCACTTGTTCACCCCCCTTTCAGAACATCCAGCGAATAAGGAACTGCAGCCCTGCAGGGGTCGCACGCTCCGGATAAAGCGCGGTCGGGGCCTCTGGATAGATGTCCGCAATGTGATGATTGTACGCTTTCAAATAGGTGTACAAGTCTGCAAGCGGCCTTTCCCCGAAAGCGTGCGGGTCATACGTAGGGGCGAATGGGAAAGCCTGCCGTGCTGCTTCCACCAGCGCGGGGCGGGGCAGCGGCTGCTGCGCTCCCAGATTCTGCACGGCGTTCGTCAACTGCCCTGCAGGGTCGAACACCAGCCCGATAACGTTCCCCGCGATATCTTCCCAAATTTCAACCTTCGTGATACTTGCCATATTAAACCACCCCGTCAACGTCGTGAATGCCCGCCACGTCAAAAAATGTCCACGACGTCCGCGGGCTTGACTTCTGCGCCGAACTTTACGCGCTCAAAGTCGTACAGTTTGAACGGCTGTTCCGGGTACGCGGCTTTCAGACGTTCCAGCAGCTGCGCACGGTTCTGTGCATCGACCACACAGATGGTCTTGATTCCGTCCTCAAACTTGCAAATCGCGGTCATGTAATAGCCTATCAGTTTCATAGTGTTTTTTCCTTTCTGTCTGTTGGTGTTGAAACCGGTCTGGTTTCTGATTATATTGTACCACAACGGCAACTCCGATGTGTGAACAAACTATGAACTATTTGTGAAACTATCAAACGGAAATCTCGCATTCTATCAAAAGACTGCGTTCATCCGATACCCGGTATTCGCGGTCTGTCATGACGACCCACGACGCGGAAACCGTGGGTTTTGCAAAGTCGGTGCGGGTACGTATTGGTTCATCGTGGTATGCCAAACACTGCCCGCCAGCGGGTGAAATCAACAAACCATCGCGCAAATTGTCAATACTGCCGTCAAGAGCCTTGACACCGGCTTTCTTGTTCACACCCGCAATAGTGCTTTCAATCGTGCCGTCTGCATCGATACATGCATAGCACTTTGCGTGCAGAAATCGGAACGCTTGCATACCATATCGGTCATGCGGGTGTTCGTCCTCTGCAACGCCAATATAGACTTTGCTGCCGTCTTTCTTCTCAACTACACAATCACGTAACACGCATTGCGCACGAATAACGGCGTTGTAGTCGTCAATGGCGGGCTGTTTTTCCCCCTCAAACTTGCAACTGTCGGTGTCCCAGTAGATGACCTTTTCCCAGCCAACGCGCTTTAGCATATCCCACAGCTTAAGACGGGACATTGATGCAGTCCACAGGCCCCACAAAAAAGGAAATTTCTTTTCTTGTGATTTCTGTATGTCGGCATCGTCTTTACTCTGCAGATTCATAATCCAGCTTTTATGCGTGCATTCCAGCGTGTCAGGGTCACACCCGTATTCATCACGTACCGTTTTCTGTGCACATGCCCCAAAAATGGTATTAACGCAAATCTTTGCAAAGGCATAATCGGGGCTACCCTTTTCAGATTCTTTCACACGAAACTTTTCGTATATCGTTTTACGAAAAGAATCTGGCAAATAATCCAGCCGAAATGCCACGCTCTCCGCTGCAACTATTTTATCATAGGTATACCCATCAATGAACCGCTGATAGTCGTTTGAATCACAATACCAGAAAAGAGCATCGGCCCCCAAAACTCTACCGTTATCCAGTTCATCAAGGCCCGACACGTCAGGACATTTACTGAAAGACACACAGGGGTCAGGGCATTCAGGCTTACACCGGGGATTGATAATACAGAGTTTAGCAATCCAGCCATACCCGGCCCTAATAAATTTTTTCAAATCCGATTCCGGCAAATCAGCAGGCAACGTTACCGGTGCACCAGCTGGAAATTTCCAAAGCAGCTGCTGCGACGGGTGCGCACTCTTGAAGTCATAAGAGTTACAATTGATGTAGGTACGACCGGCACGCCAGCGCGTGCCGTGGGTATCACCACCCGCCATGCAGTGATATGCAAGCGCCATCTGTTCACGGTCAAGCTGCAATGCCTTAATAGCTGCCATACAACGCCTATCTGGCATGATTTCTTTGCGTACTGCTTCAATAACCATGCCTGTATTGGTGTAAGGGATTGTAGCCTGATTATACTTGTGCTCTGCTTTCAAGCGTTCGATTGCTTCATACAGGCCCAACACATCATTAACACAGTATGCAAATTCTGTATCTGTCAAAGGCGTATCAGGAGTACGATAAACAGTATAATCAAGGTCGCCCGCGAGTTTTGCATGTGCGCACCCCTCTGTTGCTCTAGCAAGACTTTTTTGAAACAGTTTGAAACTGTCCCTAAATTCTATACCATTATCAAAGCGCAAATAAAGGGGCTTGCGGCTTTTCGTGTATAAGCTATCTGCCAGCCCCCAGCGGGCCGTTAACAGCTGCATAATGTATTGATGCTCATATCCTAAGTTATGCACATACAACACAAACCGGTTCTTTTCATTGATACCCCATTTATCTACCAGAGTTTCAATCATTTCTGTCCAGTCCTCAAAGTAGCGGGGAACAATAACCACACCACCAATACAGGTCTGCCAGCTGTATGCAAAGCCGTCTGTATCGGTGTTGGTGGTCTCAATATCAAACGTCGCTGTTACGTCCAGATAGCTTGACATGTATTTCCGGCCTTTGGTGCGCTTAACTTTTCGCGGGCAGGCAAGGCGCGGCAAATATTCATCCAAATATTCACATACTAAAACGCCTTGCGATTTTCTCATTACGTGATTCTCCTAACATAATCGAGCAACGCTTGACCTTTTGTCATTTGGTCGTCACGGTCTGCCGCTATAATATCTTCCAGCACATCCGACTTGTTCCCCGTGATTGCGTCATAAATTTTATCGCTGTCAAAAAGTTTTTCATTTGCTTTGGTGAAAAACTTCTGCACCGCCATGTCCCATTGTTCTTGTGTGCCCTTAAACCCCCGCTGCACTGCAGTTTGGTAACGTGCATCCTTAATTGCCCTAACGCCTGTAACAGTGCTTGATTTCATTGTCATAAATTCGCGCAACTGCAGATACATATGCTTGAGCGCCGTTCTGTCCGCGCTCTCTTTGGGCCGCTCATTAAAACGGGGCTTGATTTTTCCCGGCATCTGGCTTTCTGCGTACTTGTACGCGCCTGTTTTTGCGGTATTGATAACGTCGCTTTTTTCAAGGGTGCGCAAGCGCTGATTTGCGGCTTTTGCTGCCTTGCGAATAACCTTTACAAGCTCCGCATTTGTAAGCCGGTTCGGGTCTGTCGTGTCGGGGCTGTAATAGGCCCATGTTTGCGGCGCGTACTTTGGTAAATGCTTAGCGCTTCGTGCCATGGTTATTCCTTCTTTCATTCACCCAATTCCAGACTTTTGAAAAAATCCAAACTATCGGCGTTGACACGACAATCGCACACAACAAACAAAAGGCCCCAAAGAAAAATCCTAAAACCATGTCATGAATGATTGCCATTAGCTGCATTTCATAAAACAAAATCGTAAACATTACTGAAACACCTCTATTCTAAAACCGTCCATTGTTTCCGTCAACACACAATCTGCAGCCCCCGCAAGGCATGTGCGAATGCAGTCATAGAACTTACGAATCTCGCGGGGGTCTACATACAAGCAGCTTGATGCACACCACGCATCTTTATTGCTCCGGTACACGTAAATGTGACATACTTTAAACGCCGCCTTGTTTCTTGTGGTCATACTTGTTTTATCTCCCTTCTCGATGCTGCCAATGCCGCAACGCATTGCGATACTCAATAAAGCCTTTGTATGATGCATACGCGGTCAAAATATCGTGTTTTTCATCGTAACAGGCCGCACGGATTTTGATATTCTGCCCGATATCGCCCAAACGACTAAAATAGTCGTTCATGATTTCGCCCCCGCCCCACAACACGCGGCAACGAGTCAGGTGGTCGGACGTGCCTAAAGTGAACTTGTGGTAGTCTTTCAGTGTCATACTATTTTCCCCTCTTCTGTATCTCCGGTTTTGATATTTCGGCGCATGTACCCGACACGCCAGCCATACCCGTTATGCGATTTCAGAAACATCCAGTATTCATAGCGTCCGTATATTACATGATTTTCTTCGTTCAGAAAACGGATGTATTCAACTGGCAGTTTAACTATTTTCATCTTGTACACGCTCCTTTCTACCCATATTATACCACAGTGCAGGTGCGCATATGTTAACAAACCGTTAACATTTCACATCACTGCTTTACTGTAGTGAAGTATTGGAACCGATTTTGCACGTTCGGCATTGTGCACAAAAATGCGTGAGATATTGGGGGAAATTTCGGCGCGCTTTAGCACTTTAAAGCGGTAAAGATTTTAACTTT